GACTATTCGATATACAATGGTGATTGGAAAAGTGATAACACTAATTTTTTAATGAATATAAAAAATAGTGAAAACGAAATGGAAGTATATAATTATTACTACTATCCTTTTGAAAGTTGTACTTTAAATTTAAATAAAAAACAAAAAAGATATGAAACTTTTTTAAGTTTTGAAAACGGTAGCTTTAATACCAATTTTAAAATTAAAGAATATAATTATGATTCTAATATAAAGTATTCATTAATTGATTTAAATACAATAAAAGCAGATATAAAAGGAACTACAAATTTAATTATATATTATAAAAAAATAAATGAATTGAAATGAAAAAAATTTGGGAATGGTTAAGTGGTAACGTTATAAAAGACGTTGGTGACGTTATCGATAAACTAACAACTACAGAAGAAGAAAAACTTGAAATTAAAAAAGAAATTCAAGTTATAGTAGAAAAAGCAGCTGCAACAGCAGAGGACCAAATAACAAAACGCTGGGAGTCGGATATGACATCTGATTCGTGGTTAAGTAAAAATACGCGTCCTATGGCGCTTATATTCTTATCTTTCATGGCTATAGCTTTTATATGGGTTGATAGTCATCACGAAATATCTTTTACTGTAGAACAAGAGTGGATAGAATTATTAAAACAATTATTAACAACTGTGTATGTAGCCTATTTTGGCTCGCGTGGTTTTGAGAAATATAAATCAATAAGTAACAAATAAATAAAAAACAATGGGACAATTTCCAACAAATGACGGCATAATAGGACAAGCTATGCCTTTAACAGCGGCTATAATAGCTGGTATAGACGTTAGACCGGCTTGGTTATTTCAAAACGACAGTGGAACACTAGGTACAAATTTAGATTCTTCAGTAATATACTGTGGAGTTATGCCAGTTGACGCAACTATTAGCGTTATACTACCAGGTGTAACAGCAGCTGGAGGTGGACCACCAGTGGCTGGACAAGCTATAACTTTTGCTGGTTTACAGTCTGGATCAATAATTCCAGTGTGTGTAGATTACGTTACGGCCATATCAGGTACTGACGTAACTGTAGATGACTTTATAGTAGGTAAATAGTTTAAAAACAAGTGAATATATAAATAAGTAAATGTTAATAATTAAATAAAATCAAATTATGAGTAAAGTAAAAGAAATGGTAAAAGCAATGATTACCGAAGAACAATTAAAAACTGTACAAGAGCAACAAGGTAAACTAACAGAAGGTTTAAGAACTTTAGGTGTGTTAGATGTACAAAAACAAAATGTTCACGGTCAAATAGCTGAGTTATATAAAGAGATAGAAGCTACTAAAAAAGAACTAGAAGATGAGTACGGTCAAGTAAATATTGATTTAAAAGACGGTTCTTATACTGAGATCGAAAAAGAAGATGAAAAATAATATTAGAAAGATAAGTATTGGTTCAGATTATAAAAATGAAGCAATGCATTATTCAGTTGGTCAACAAGTTTATGGTGGACATGAAATCTCTTATATACTTTTAGACGAGTCTGACAAATCTTATAATATACATATAAAGAAAAACAACGAGGTAATGCCATGGAAGAAGTTTAATTCTAACATGGCTATATCTGTTGAGTATGATTTAGAATACTAATGAATAGTTTATATGATTTTATTGTAGAACCAATTGGTGACAAATACAATAATAAAATTAAAGTTGGAGATAAAGATTTAGTTGTAAACAGTAAAATTGAAAGCTTTAAGTTTGTAAATAGACAAGCTATAGTTATAGCTACGCCTTTAGCTTTTGAAACAAATATAAAAATTGGTGATACTATAATTATACACCAAAATGTGTTTAGAACTTTTTATGATTCTAGAGGTAAAAAAAAGAAGAGTAGATCTTTTTTTAAAGAAAACCTTTACTTTTGTGCTTTAGATCAAATATATTTATATAAAAATAAAGACGGCTGGAACTCTATTAATAATAGATGTTTTATAAAACCTATAAAAAACACAAACAGTCTAGTTAATGATAAAGAGCAAAGCCTTGTTGGTGTATTAAAATATGGAAACAAGTCTTTAGAAGCTCTTAAAATAACACCAGGAGACTTAGTTGGTTACACACCCGGTGGTGAATGGGAGTTCTTGATTGACAAGGAAAGAATTTATTGTATGAAATCTAATGATATTGTAATTAAGTATGAATATAAAGGAAACGAAGAAGAATATAATCCTAGCTGGGCATGTAGCAGTTGAAGAATTAATAAAGGTAGCTAAAGAGGCTATTGTTGATTCTGGAGAGGATATAACTGCTGATAGATTAAAAAACGCAGCAGCTACTAAGAAACTAGCTATATTTGATGCTTTTGAAATATTAAATAGAATACAAGACGAAGAGAACTTGTTAAACGAAAAACCTAAAGAAGTTAAAGAAGAGAAAACTTTTAAAGGTTTTGCTGAAGGTAGATCTAAATAATGTACGAGCAAACTCTATATAAAGTATTAAAAGACCACATTAAACCTAAAGTTTTAAAAAGAAACAATAGGTATAAAAAATGGGAGTATGGATATAACGAAGACCATGATGTCATAGTTATAAGTAAAACAGGTGAAATAGGTGAAATATATGAAATACAAAACCTAAAAATAGCTTTACCTAAACAACAAGATGTTACTAAATTTGAAGAAAACAAATGGAGTCACACCGCTTATCCTAAAGAATTAAATAGAATAAAATCAGTATTTGATTGGGAAGAGTATCCAGTAGAATTTAAAGAAAAATGGTATGACTATATTGACAAAGAATTTATTAAACGTGAAGAAGGTTTTTGGTTCTATAACCAAGGTGATCCTACTTATATTACTGGCACTCATTATATGTACCTGCAGTGGTCCAAGATTGATGTTGGGCAACCAGACTTTAGAGAATCAAATAGATTATTCTACATTTTCTGGGAAGCTTGTAAAGCAGATACCAGGTGTTATGGAATGTGTTATCTTAAAAACCGTAGGTCAGGATTTTCATTTATGTCCTCAGCTGAATCGGTCAACCTTGCTACAATATCAACAGATTCACGGTTTGGAATATTGTCCAAATCTGGTCCCGATGCTAAGAAGATGTTCACAGATAAGGTCGTACCAATTTCCGTCAATTATCCCTTCTTTTTCAAACCAATACAGGACGGGATGGACAGGCCTAAGACCGAACTTGCCTACAGAGTCCCTGCCTCCAAATTTACCCGTAGAAAACTTGATTCCAATGAAACCCTTAAAGAAATTACCGGTTTGGACACCACAATCGATTGGAAGAACACCGGTGACAACTCCTACGATGGTGAGAAGCTCAAACTCCTCGTCCACGATGAATCAGGTAAATGGGAAAGGCCCAATAACATCCTCAACAACTGGCGTGTTACGAAAACCACCCTTAGATTAGGTAGTAAAGTAATTGGTAAATGTATGATGGGAAGTACATCTAATGCCTTAGATAAAGGCGGTGATAACTTCAAAAAATTATATTATGACTCAGATGTTAACGAAAGAAACGCCAATGGACAGACTCGTTCAGGATTATATTCTTTGTTCATACCTATGGAATGGAACTACGAAGGATACATTAATTCTTATGGAATACCTGTCTTCGATGCTCCAAAAAAAGATACCTTTGGACCGCATGGTCAACAAATAAGAAAAGGTGTAATAGAATATTGGCAAAATGAAGTAGATGGTCTTAAAAAGGATCAAGATGGTTTAAATGAGTTTTATAGACAATTTCCAAGAACTGAGCAACATGCTTTTAGAGACGAAGCTAAACAATCTATATTTAATTTAACTAAAATATATGAACAAATTGATTTTAATGAGGATTGTAAAAGTGAATCATTAATAACAACAGGTTCTTTTAATTGGTGTAATGGTATAAAAGATGATCCAAATGGTGTTATTTTTATGCCAAATAAAAATGGTAGATTTAAAGTTTCATGGATACCTGAATCAAATCTTCAAAACCGATTGATATTAAAAAACGGATTAAAATATCCAGCAAACGAGCATTTAGGTGCTTTTGGCTGTGATAGCTATGATATATCTGGGACAGTTGATTCTCGTGGTTCTAATGGATCACTACACGGTTTAACTAAGTTTTCTATGGAAAACGCACCTGCAAACACTTTTTTCTTAGAATATATAGCTAGACCGCAAACCGCTGAGATGTTTTTTGAAGATGTTTTAATGGCTTGTATATTTTATGGCATGCCAATACTAGCCGAAAATAATAAGCCTAGACTTTTATATTATTTTAAAAGAAGAGGTTATAGAGGTTATTCAATGAATAGACCAGATAAAGCTATATCAAAACTATCTGTAACAGAAAGAGAAATTGGTGGAATACCTAACTCTAGTGAAGATATAAAACAAGCACACGCTGCTGCTATAGAATCTTACATAGATAGTTATGTTGGTAATTTAGGTGAATCATATGGAAATGTTTATTTTCAAAGAACACTAAATGATTGGGCTAGATTTGATATTAACAACAGAACAAAGCACGATGC